GCTCAGTCTAAAAAGTTAATGTCATTTGGTAATCCTGCAGTATTTAAAGCAGCACAAACATGGCAGAAAGGAGATACAGTAGATATTATGTCTGAAAAAGATGATAATGGTTATTGGCAATGGACAGGGTTAGGTAAGCAAGATCCTACTCTTTCTAAACCTGCAACTAAAGTAACACAAGGTGCAGAAACAGATCGTCAGATTATGATTATTCGACAATCCTCTTTGTCTAATGCAGTAGCTACCTTAGCAACACATGGTACTAAACTAAACGCAGCAGACGTTGTAGCCTTAGCACAAACTTATGAACACTTTGTATTACATGGTTCATTAGGTAGTGCAACTACAGAAGCAAGTGACGAGGCTTTCTCAGAACTTGCTGATGATGTTCCGTTTTAGTGTTAGCACTTATTGACATGGATATCGTATGCTTCAGAGCAGCCTCTTCGGCTGAATCTGAGGCATTTGGTATTGCTAAAAGTAGATGTCAAGACATGCTTGATGGTATACTAGGCAAAGTAAAAGCAACAGAGTATCGTGCATTTATTTCATCACCTAGTAACTTTCGTAAGGATGTCTTGCCTACCTACAAAGCAAATAGAACAGCAGTAAAACCTGTTCACTTGCAAAAACTTAAAGACTATGCAATTAAAAAAATGGGTGCAGAAATGTCACCTGAAGGATTAGAAGCTGACGACTCACTAGCTATCTTTCAGAAAGAACAAGGTACTATTATTTGCACTATTGATAAAGATTTATTACAAGTACCTGGTCATCACTTCTCATGGGAAATAAGTGGTAAGGGATGGAAGAGACCTGACTTATTTCTTGAACAAACAGAGTTAGAAGGTAATCGTTTATTCTTTGAACAATGTATTAAAGGCGATAAAGCTGATAATGTAATAGGAATTAAAGGATTAGGTGATAAAAAAGCAAAAAACATACTAGGTAATTGTGAAACAGAACAAGAAATGTTTGAGATTGTTCAAGACCTATACGCTGATGATGATAGATTCATACGTAATGCTACTTGTTTATGGATGAAACGTTCTATCGAAGACAATTGGAAGGATAGGTTTGACTCCTACATTCAAAAGTAAATTCGAAGCTGTAGTTTGGAAACTATTAGTTAAACACTTTAACCAAAGTTCATACGAACAAGACAAGTTTAAATATATACAACCACAAATATATAGAACTTATATCCCTGACTTCAAGACTCATAAAACAAAAGAAGTTTATCTTGAAGCTAAGGGTAAATTAGATTTACAAACACGAAAGAAAATGATTTGGTTTAGAGATAGTAATCCTAACGTTATTATTATCTTTCTGTTTCAGAATCCTTCTGTTAAAATCTCTAAGAAAAGTAAAACTACTTACGGAGATTGGGCAACTAAGAATGGATTCAAATGGTTAGACAGTCGTAAAGACTGGATTAAACAATATAAGGAAATACTTAATAATGAAAATCCTATTACTTGATATAGAAACTTCCCCTAATACAGCTCATGTATGGGGACTATGGAATCAAAACGTTTCACTTAATCAGCTTATGGAGTCTAGTTATGTTATGTGCTGGGCAGCTAAGTGGTTAGGTAAATCAGAGATTATGTTTGATTCTGTTATGGAAACTACTCATAAGAATATGATTAAACGTATTCATACTTTGCTTGATGAGTGCGATGCAGTTATCCATTACAATGGCAGTAAGTTTGATATACCTACGCTCAACAAAGAGTTCTTATTACAAGGACTACGACCACCATCACCATACAAAGAGATTGATTTACTACGGACATCAAGACGTAAGTTTAAATTCCCTAGTAACAAGCTTGACTATGTTGCACAAGCATTAGGTGTTGGTAAGAAAGTCAAACATATTGGTCATGAATTATGGATTCAATGTATGGCGAAAGATAAAAAGGCATGGTCGGTCATGAAGAAATACAACAAGAATGATGTTGTTATCTTAGAAAAAGTATATAATAAAATGATTGCATGGATTAAAACACATCCCAATCATAATATGTTTAGTAGTTCAGTAGTCTGTCCAAATTGTGGTAGTCATCACTTACACAAACGTGGTACAGCTAGAAACGCTAGATACGAATACATTCGTTATCAATGTCAAGATTGTGGAACATGGTCTAGATCTAATAGATCACAAAGTTCTAAATCAGAATCAGCTATAGTAATTTAATACTTGACTTTTTATATAGGATATGTTATAATATGATACCAGCTAAAAAGAAACAAATCGGTGGCACTCACTACATGAAGTTTTCAATACAACCTATTGAATTTATTCATAAAAACAAGATACCTTTTATAGAAGGGTGTATAATTAAATATGCAATGCGATGGAGAGAAAAAGGTGGTATAAAGGATCTTGATAAAATAATCCATTATGCTGAACTACTAAAAGAACTAGAAAGTAAATAAGATTATGGCACTTACATTTCCTGAAGTATGTGAAGAATTAAAAAAGTTAGATGAACAATCTTTACTTGAGTTGCTTGAAATTACTTCAGATGAAATTGTAAATAAGTTTGAAGATAAAATAGAAGACAATTTAGAACATCTTACATTACTAATAGACGATAATAAAGAAGAAGGACTATACGAATATGACGATTGAATTACCTACTGTATACCAACAAGTTATTGCTTCATCAAGGTATGCTAGATTTATACCAGAAGCACACAGACGTGAAACTTGGGAAGAGACAGTTAACAGATTAGTTACTTATCTTGAGACTAAAGTACCTAGTCTTAAAGAAGAACTAAAAGAAATACATAAGGCTGTACTAAATTTAGAAGTTATGCCTTCTATGAGATTATTAATGACAGCAGGAGAAGCCTGTGAGAGGGATAATATTAGTGCTTATAACTGTTCATACTTGGCAGTTAATAATAAACGAGCCTTTAGTGAGGCACTCTACATTCTTATGAATGGTACGGGTGTAGGCTTTAGTTGTGAACGTCAGGAAATTACACACTTACCTGTAATTCCTAATGACATTAAAGAGTGTGAAGATGTCATCGTAGTAGGTGACAGTAAACTAGGATGGGCAAAAGCCTTCAAGAAACTCTTATCTAGCCTATGGGAAGGAGACATTCCTACCATAGATTATTCTCAAGTACGACCAGCAGGAGCTAGGTTAAAAACCTTTGGTGGTAGAGCTTCAGGACCAGCACCTCTTAAACGTTTATTTGACTTTGTTGTAGAAACGTTTCATGAGGCTAAAGGTAGAAAACTAACCTCTATTGAAGTACATGATATTATGTGTATGATCGGTGAGATTGTTGTTGTTGGTGGTGTTAGACGTAGTGCTTTGATTTCACTATCTAATCTAACAGACAAACGTATGAGAGATGCTAAAATAGGAGCTTGGTGGGCTGACTATGCCCATCGTGGTTTAGCTAACAATAGTGTAGCTTACACAGAAAAACCAGATGTAGAAACTTTTATGGAAGAATGGTTATCCTTAGTTAAATCTAAGTCTGGTGAACGTGGTATCTTTAACAGAGTTGCTGCACAAAAACAAGCAGCTAAATGGGGTAGACGTAATAACTCTTTAAACTACGGGACAAACCCCTGCTCGGAAATAATCTTACGTGATAAACAATTCTGTAATCTTTCAGAAGTTGTTATTCGTGCTGATGACACAGAGAAAACGTTACAAAATAAAGTACGTATTGCTACTATATTAGGTACAATACAATCTACACTTTCTAACTTTAAATTTCTTTCTCATGAATGGCAAACTAATACTGAAGAAGAAAGACTGTTAGGAGTTTCATTAACTGGGATTATGGATGCAAAAATTACATCTAATCCTGATCCTAAAATGTTAGAAAGGTTAAGGGATGAAGCTAGAAAAACAAATAAAACATACGCAGAAATACTTGGAATACCGTCGTCAGCAAGTATTACGTGTGTTAAACCGAGTGGTACTGTTAGCCAGCTTGTTGATGCTGCTAGCGGGATTCATGCTCGTCACAACGACTACTACATACGTAGGATCAGAATGGATAAAAAAGATCCTATCTACGATTTTTTAAAAGATAAAGGTGTATATGTTGAAGACGAAGTACATCGTCCAGATAGTACTGCTGTATTTAGCTTTCCTATGAAAGCACCTAAACAAGCTATCTTACGTAATGATTGGTCTGCTCTAACTCAATTAGAAAACTGGTTAATATATCAACGTCACTGGTGTGAACATAAACCTAGTGTTACTATCTCAGTTAAAGATGAAGAGTGGGTAGACGTAGGAGCATGGGTATGGAAACACTTTGATGAAATTAGTGGTGTATCTTTCCTACCTCATAGTGACCATACATACCAACAAGCTCCTTATGAAGATTGTACTAAAGAAGTATATAACTCTTTACTTAAAAATACTCCAAAGTATATAGATTGGACTTCTTTTATTGAAGAAGACGATAATACTATTGGACAACAAACTTTAGCCTGTACAGGAGGTACTTGTGAGATAATATGATAACTGAATTTGTACTAATATTAAGTTTTGTAGGAAACTTTGGTCCTGCTGAAAAGTATGAAGCTACGTTTAGTAGTTGTAAAGAAGCAAGTGAGTACTACGAAACTTTTTATAGAGGTAAGAAAGAATACAATGGTTATAGATGTATTCGTAAAGACTTGATAGTAACACCTTTAGGAGAGTGAACTATGCTAGATTATATATTAGTAATTTATTTAAACTTAGAACCCCAATATATTGGTACATTTCAAGATTGTCAAACAGCTCATGAGTTTGTAACAGAAAGATATGCAGAGTTTGATAGTAGTTGTTTACATAGAGACTATATTAATTTACCTTTAAACCTACAAGAAAGCTTTTATATGCGTGATTTTAGAGGTGTTTTTGTACACTGGGAAAATAAATGAATATTACATTACATTGGATATGTGGTATAGGCTTTGGTCTAGAGTTTACTACTAATACTATTAATGATATGAGTATAGGTTATTGTTTAATTGATGTAGGTGTTGTACGAGTACAGTTAGCTTGGTATATAGATTAACGTAAACCTGCTGCTCGTTCTGCTTCTCTACGAAGACGAGCTTTTTCTTTAAGTTGTCTACGTCTATCTTCTTTTACTTGTCCTTCATAACCTTTTAATTTTACATCAATTTGTCTAGCAAACCATTTACCATCAACATCTCCAGAAGTAGCTATTGCTGATACTTGAGGTATAGTACTTACTAATTTTTTACCTATGTCAACAACTATTTGACTAGCTGGATCATCTGTATAATAAACTGGTTGTCCATTGTAATATGTTTGATTTAAAGCTATTTCACCCAGTAACATTGCTGCAGGATTAACTGTAAGTAAGTTTTGCTGTAGTGCTTTCATATCTTTAGTTCCATCAGTAACATAACCTAATGTTTGTAGTATATGAAGGAATCCTGCTCGTCTCATAACAGCAGAATTATCACCAAAAATATTACTAAAGATATAATCCATCATAGGGTATATTACATACAAAGCTGAAGCCATTGCTAAAGCAGAATCCATACCATCCATAATTTGTTTTTGAGCTGTTCTAGAACCTCTAATATCTTTAGAACCATACAAGTCTTTAACAGTATTCATTGCAGATTTAATCATGCCATGTTTATATCGTGCAAAAATAACAATGTTAGGATTTTGTAATGTTTTAGACAAACTTCTAGCCATACTAGAACCTAACTCAGCATTTCCAACTAATTTTCCTAAGAGTCTTAAAGGTTTTTCTCCTATTCTAGTAGGCAAACGATAAGTTGGCATGTGTTGTTCTACTCTAAACACAGCTTCTTTCATGTCTATATTGTCTTTTCGCATCTTTTCTTTAATTAACTGTACAAATAGTATATCTCGTACTTGCCACATTGCTAAATTAGAATGGTCAGATATAGCTGAATAAACTTCAGCTAAAGACCTACCAGTAAGGTTAGCATAGCCTTTTAAATCTTTAGGAGGAAATACAGATTTAGTAGTATCTCGTAAGATTTTATCCATATATAATGTATTAGATATATTAGTACCCATCATAGATGAATTTTCTTTAAGCAACTTTTTATAAAAATCACTACGTCCTAGTACATCTTGAGTAGCTTCGATCATTTCTTTTCTAAAAGAAGCAATTGATCTAGGATCAAAAGTACGCATCATACCTCTAGATAGATACCAGTGAATTAACTCATTGTGCATGTGAGGTAAAGAGTTAAGCATCATATTTTTAACCATAGCATTAGAAACTATAGTAAAATAGCTATCTTTACGAGTTCTAAAAGCATCTTCTAATATTTCAGCAGTCTTAACTTTAAATTTATGCTGTCTTAAAGGCTCATTAATACGTCCTATATCTTCAGCAATAACTTTAAAGTCGTCAGAAGCTATAGCTGTTTTAGTTGTAGGTTGGAAAACTTCTTGTTTTATAAATGGAGATTCCATTATTGAATTATTATATTCATATAATCGAATATCTTGAGCCATTTCATTAAGTCGAATTAACTCTGAAGCAAGGGGATCAACATGCTTAATATATCCTGAAGCATCTTCTAGCTCTTTAGCAGTAGCTTCTTTAATAGTATACTGCCCTAGTTTTTGTCCAGAGCCATCTGTTTTAGCTACTTTTTGTAAATCACTTAGTTCTTTATTAATTGGAAATGCTGCACGTCCTTCTTTGTTTTTAAAAGAAGTCCATGTAGAAATAGTAGCACCATTATTTGTATAACCAAAAGGAGTACGCTTACCATTTTTATCAACAGCTACAAAGTATTCTCTTGCTCCTGATGCTCCTGAACGAACTTCTCTTGCATAAGGATCTTGAATTCTTGCTCGATCTCCTGTTAACATTTCTTTAATTGATTTTTTAGGACGTTCTCTCATACGAGAAAGAAAGTTAAACCCTTTTTCAAATTTAACAGGACGTTCAAGTAAGCCATACTTTTGCATTTTTTTAGCAAATTGTTTATGTAATTTACCTAAAGGTTGAAAAGTATTTTTATAAATCTTCATTTCTTTAGGAGTTAATTTAGGACGAGCATATCCTATTTTAGGATGCCATTCATAGTAATCTCTAATTTTATATAAAGATTCAATACCTTTTGAACCTTGTAAGGGTATTCCTAAATCATTTCTAACAGAGCGTAATATACGAATAGAATGGGTTTCATCAATTTTACTAGCATTTTTTACAGTCATTTCTGTAGCTTCAATTAATTCTTTTTCATTTTCAATTTTCTTTAATGTTTTATTAAGAGAATCTCGTTTCTTTTCAACGATGTAGTCATTAACTAATTGAGTAGGATCAGAAAGATCTTTAGTTAAGAGGGGTGCTTTTTCAATACCTGAAATAAATCCAAAACGTTTGTTATTAAAATCATTTCGTTCTTTAGTAACGTCATACTTTTCACCTAAAGGACCTACCATTTCTTCTTTTTTTCTAATAGTTTCTTTAGCTATAGCTTTATCACTAAGACCAGTAGCTCTTTCACTTATTACTTTAGGTACTCTAGCTTTTAATAAAAGTAGTTCTGAGGCTGCAAGGGTAGCTTCACTAGGTATACCTGTTAGTCCTTCAATAGCTTCAGAAGAAGCTTGAAGTTTTTCACCAAGTAATGCAAACCCTTTCATAACAGTAGTATCTTCTACTGCGTTATTTTGATAATTTTTAAACTGTTCCCAAGAGTCTCGTTGTCCTATAGCTTCATAGTATTCATCTAAAGCTTTAATAGGTAAATTAGAAAAGGTAGCACCTTCCATCCACCCTTCCCATTTTTTTGCTTTTTCTCTCCATAGCTTTTTAGTAGGAGTTTCTGACTTAGACTTAATAAAAGCATCGACTTCTTGTCTAGTATACCCTGCATTTAAAGCTCCTTCTACATCAAATGTACCTTTTAATGTTGATGTAGTTAACTCTTTTATACGAGTTCTATCAGCATCCGTAATTGGATTTAATCCAGATAGTCTATCAGGTAAAAAACTAAATAATTGTTTACGAACTAATTGGTTTTTTTCTGCAGCTTGTCGAACAGTACCTAAAATTCCGTCACTAAGAGTACCCCCTGCTGTAAGAATAAGCTTAACTAATTCATCAACAGCCACACCTATAGCAAATCCCTCTTGTAGCATATCTTCAGCAAACATTTTAGCTGACTCTGCTACAGTATTAGTAGGAGAAACACTAAGGGAAGGAGATTTTTCTAATGTTTTTGTTTTTAAAAACTCAACAATTTCTTCTTGACTATAACCAGCTTTTTTTGCACCTTCATAATCAAAGTTTTTATAGGTAACGTCTACCATTAGTCTTTTAAAAAATCTTCTAAACTTGGTTTATTTGCAGGTTGTGTAGATGTTACTGGAGTCTCTGTAGCAACACTAGAAGACATAACATTTACAGGTTGTGCAGTTAATCCTCTTTGAACTTCTAAATCTCTAATTCCTTTTAATGCCATTGCTTCTCTTTTAGTTTTTTTAGGTATAAAATAATCATTAAAAGCTTCCATATTAAGTTTATTACCTGTAAACCAAAACTCTTTATCTATAACATGAGCATTTAAAAAGTTTTGAGTTTCTGTCCAAGCATCAAATGGGGTATATAAAGGTACTGTTCCATATTTAGTTTCAGCAGTAGCTCCAGCAAATTCATTAAATATTTGTAATGCTTGGCTAGTTAAACCTTTTATATCAGATATATCATTACGCTCTGCAAAACTAGCTATTGCTTGTCCATAAGGTTTTAAAGGATCAAAACTTGCATAACTTTGAGTTAGCAATGTTTTATTGTCTGATCTTGCTTTTTCAAGTCCATCTTGTATTTCTTTTTCTATTTTTAATACATTAGCATCTACTGCTTTTTGTTTTAAATCACCATAGTAAGCAGCTTTAATATCTAGTTCTTCAGAAGCAATTGCAGCTTCTTGTGCTTTTTGTAATGCCATCATAGATTCATTAGTATACCCTTTAGCTGACAATTTCTCATATAATTTATTATATATAGCAGCAGGAGGAGTTCCAGTAGGTGAGTCTGATTGTGTTTCTTTTATAATTTGTTCAATATCTTTAGCTTTCATAAGTGTTTCATCTTCTAAACCAAGTAGACTACTACCAGCACGAATTGCCCCAGCTCCTAGTTTAGAAAAACCAGCACCTATTGCTCCATAACCTTGAGGCATTAATTGACCAAAGTTTAAAGCTTCTCCAGTGTCAGTAGCTTGTTGTTGTCTTCTTATTTCATCTGAAGACAATCCAAATAATCCACCTACAATATCTTTTGCCATTATACTCTACTCCTTAAATGAGGTGATCCTGCAAAACCAGAAGAAGCAGGCATAAATGTTCCACCACCCGTATACCCACCACTA